AATTGTTGTTTCATCCCACTCTGGTTTACCTTGTAAGTATACTTTACTGTTGTAAACGTCGATAGTGATTGGTGAAAACTTAACGCTTGGACGCTTAATGTCAACTACTTGCTTGGTCAATTCTGTTGTAGAGTTAGTAACACCAAAGTTAATAAAAGTAGCGCGAAAGCGATACTTTAATTTTGGCATCAACAGACCTTGGTTGTCTGCGCTCTGGTTGTTTGCCAACGGAACTGTAAATTTGCTTAACGATGCTATCGCCATATTATTCTCCTATATCCTTATTTATCTATATTCTTAGGTTGATCTCGCGCCCAAATTAGCAATGGTACCCGAGTTGTAAAGAGCTATAGGAATGTAAATAAATTCTACATCTTTCATTGGCTCAATTGCTACGTCTACATACAATTGGTTATTAGCGATAATACTTGAAGTATTGTTACTGCTATCGCAAATTACCAAGAAGTCATATAAACCACGCTTGCTTAACAAATCGTGACATGCGCTTTCAATTTGTGTTGCTAAAGTTTTTCTTGTAATACCATCATTTGGTTCAAATAAGAAACCATTTGCAATTGACTTAAACGATGTACGTAAGTAGTTTTCTAAGCGAACAACGTTTACACGGTTACGTGCTGTTGTGTCACCAGACTTAGTTACTTGACCCCATACAACTAAACCTGTACCAGGTAATTGTGTAATTGGGTTAATGGTTAACTGATACAATGCATCACGTAGGCCATTGTTGATACCGTTATGGATAAATGCGCCTGTTGTAGCATTGATATAACCGATGTCGCTGAAGTTATCAACTAGACCGCGGTGTACACCAGCTGGAGCGAACCACTGATATGCAACATTGTCGTTATACAAGTATGTACGTAATACAGCATGGCTAGCTGGAACAACAACTGTGTTACCTGCTAAGTCATTTGTTAAACCAGCTGGATAGTAAACACCTAGGTATGGACTTGCTGTTGCTAGTCCTGTGCCTGTTGCGTTATTGTTCCATGCGCTAATTGCTGTAGAAGTTGGTTCCAATGTCATTGGTGTATCACCGATAACAAAACCTGTGTTGCCACGATCATCGTTTAACATTACTAAGTTGTCAATCAATTCTGGATAACCAGGAGCAACTAATAAGTTAAAGTTGTAATTATCTTCACGAATGTCAACGTTACTGTCAACTGCGCTTTGTAATGCAGCAACTACTACACCACGTTGTGCAGCAGAACCAGCTTTTAACGAACCATCTTCGTTTAGGCCACTTACGCTTACCCATGCATCTTTTTCAGTTACTGTACCGTATGTGTTTGCAGGGAAACTAGTTTCGTTGAAATAATTTGCAACAAATTTCTTAATGTTGTAACCACTACGACGTGTGTTAAACAATAATGTACCACGTGGGTATAAACGATAATCAGGAGCATCAAAGTCTGTGTAATCGCTTGTTAACAAGTCTGTAATTGCTGGTAAAGCATCGCTAACAACATTTGTAGAATCATCAGTTGCCCAACGTGCATCAGCAAACACAATACCATTGCTTGATACATGATCTGTGTTGTCAACTGCTACCCAAGTTGTACCTGTGTAGCGACTCAATGCTGGATAATTTACTAGGTCGCTAGTATCTAACCATAAGTCGCCAGCTACTAAAACAGTATTATCGCTTTGTGCTGTTGGCTTAGAAGCAGACATAATAACACCTAGTGGATCAGTTGCAGCAGAACCAGAACCGTTTAATACATAACCACGTGAGTCTGTTGCTACGTTCTTGTAACCACGCCATGCTGTACCATCATTGATCATGATGTCGACTGTTGTTGGTGTGCTATAATACCAGTATGTACCATCCGCAGGTGCGCTGTATGGAACACTTGTATTAAATTTAACATTGCTTGTAAATGTTACAAAACTGTTAATAGTAATTGTGCTACCGTTTGTTGTTACGTTTAAGTCAGGTGAGCTTGCAAATCCAGCAGCAGATAAAATGCCGTCTGTGTCAGAAATTTGGATTACACCACCCGAAGTATGGCTAATAGTTACTGTTGCATGAGTGCTGTCAACTTGAGTAACTTCTGCTGTTACGTAAGGAATATTAGCAGCTAAAATGTCAGCTACCAAAGAATCTACAGTTGTTAATGTAGTTGTAATTGTGTAGCCTAAGAAGTTAGTTCTTGCGCCTGAATCAGATGCTAGTTTAGGAGCATTTGATAAAGCCTTATCAATTGGAGTTGCGCTAGCATACAAGGTAAACGAACCTGTTGGTAAACCTGTTGTGCTAACTACGCTACCTGTGCCCTTTGTAATAACATTGTGCATCTTGCTAGCAAGACGGAAATTATTAGCTGTGCTATCAGTAACTTCAATTGATGTAATTACTGTATCAAACGGAATATTAATGCCGCCGCCCACTGGATCAAGAACTGTGATTGCATCAACGGATGTACCAACCATTGGTGCAGCTACAGGAACCCAAGAGTCTGTTGCCAAACTGTATTTTTTCAATGATGGGCTATAACCGCCACCAGTTGATGTTGTTTTCCACCAAATAGAACCTGTTGGGTACACACCCCAGCCATTGCTTGGCTCTTGTGCAAAAGTGCCATAGAAGAACAATGGTGCATTGTAAGTACCAGCATATATGCCAGTAACTGATAATGCGTTACCTACGCCGCTACTGCTAAGAACTAACTGTCCATCAGTTGCTAGACTAGTAACATAAAATGCTAATTGGCCCGCTGCGGTTTTTACTGCTTTTACTTCAGTTTCACCGTATGTATTAACTAATGTAGTGTTAATAAATGTAGCAAGATCGCCTGCATCTGTGTAGTCGCTACCAAGTGCAATAGTATTTCCGTTAATGGAAATGCTAGTGCCGTTTAATGCCTTGTTACTACTAGTAATTGCATTTGTGCCCACAGCAACAGGACGTGATAACTGCCATGTGCGGCTGTTTACTTGTACCCAATTTGCAACACCACCTGAACCAAATGCATCTTTGCTAGCTTTGAAGAATAAACGAACTGTTTCGCTACCATCAAATACTAGTGCATAGCTACCAACAGCACCAATTTGTGCTTTTGGTTGTGGAGGTGAGTCTGTTGTTAATTGTGCTGTGTCTGTAATTAATAATAATTTAGACTTAATGTTGCTGAATGTTGATGTTGTAGCATCAGATTCGTAAATACCAAATTCTGTGTTAGCTAAATCTAACCAGTATGTACCATCAGCGGCATTGCCTGCTGGACGTACACCAGTACCTGTTAATTGTGCTAAGTCAATGTCAGCACGGATAGCAAACAATTGATTTCCTAAACCAAGAGCACTATACGCTGTTAGCAAACCGTATTCGTTTAGTTCGCTACCGTTAATCGGTGTACCAGCAGAACTTAACTGGAATTTTGGTGTGCCCATTGCTGTTACTAAGTCGCGTTGACTTGTAAATGATAATAATTTACCAGCGTTTGCTTTAGTTGTTCCAACAGCCAATGCATTGTTATATGTCTTGTTTTCTGCTGTAGCTACTAAAACTAGTGGGACAGAGCCTACGCTTGAGTTTACGTACTGACTCTGATCGTTTACGGAAATCGAAATTCCTGGGGATACTAGTGCCATGGTTATATTCCTTTATATTACATGTTAAAGTTATTTATTATAAAGGTGCAAAATATGGAGGTTACAGGAGCCTTTGGGAAGGTTTGTTGCCGCTTGAGCCGCTAAATACAGTATGTTGAAGCGTGACCTATGTCCTATCTGTCAAATAAACCTAGTTGCTGTAAACTATATCAGCGAAGGTATTAGACATTACCGCAATAGTTGTAGTGCTTGTATTCGCAAGGGCAAAAAGCTCAAGGCGATCCCGCCAGCTTGGGCCAAGAGTGGCTATAGGAAGAAGGATCGTTGTGAGATGTGCAACTTTAAAGCTAAGACTTTAAAGCAACTGTTTGTGTATCACGTTGATGGTAACTTAAAAAATGTAAATCCGTTCAACTTGAAAACTATATGTGCTAACTGTCAAATTGACATATTAGGATCCAGGGTGCCGTGGAGACCTGCTCCTATAGTACCAGATTTTTAATGCTAGTATAAAGTTCTTCAATAGTACCGTTGTTATCAATTTCGACATCAAACTT